ACTTAAGTGCTTTTGTTGATGATCCAATAGCTATAGTACCATTTCTAACATTCGTGCCGAACGCTGACAATTTAGATCCTACTTGCCCAACATTAACCCCCATGATGGTCAGGTTACCGGCAGCTTCTTTTACGGTATTCTTAAATTCCTTGGTTGATTTTTCCTGTGCATCGATCGATGTCTTTGCTTTATCCGCACTATCCTTTAATTTCTTTTCCTCATCGGTTAGCTTGCTGGCTGCCCCCGCTGCATCACCCAATGATTTTGAAGCCGTGGTGTTTGCGTCCTGAAGTGCAGTTCCCGCTTCTTGAGATAAGTCCCGGATTTGCTGCAAATAGTTAATCGCATCATTATCCAGAAATTCTAATCTAACGTCAATATCGCTCATATCAGTTTATTTACTGCAATTTGCCGAATATGGAGTTAACAATAGATAGCTATTTGTTTTTGTTCGCACGCTTCTCGCTTACATCCTTTGCTCCTGCGGCAATGTGGAAGAAGTCTTTCGCATCCATTTCCCAAAGTATTTCAGGAGAATAAGCCGGGAATACCTGGGATATAAAAGTGATCAGATCGACATAGTGGATATGAATCTCATCCAACTTATCGACGTAAAGCAGGCTTCGTTTTGAATTGAGATATTGTTTGTCGAAATAATCATCTGACTTATTGTTTAGTCTGAATCTGGTGGCTGTTGCAATTCCAGTATGCTGTTCATCGTTTCCTGCATCTGATTTATTTCTTCGGAGATCTTGGCATATCCGGCGATATGACTCAGCGCAAGCAAAAAAAAAGCATGGTATGAATAATCAGAGTCCTTAAAATCATCATACTTTTTAGACATGACGATATCACTCATTTGGGTAGTGTTCTCATCTTCCGACACTAAGATAAGGCTTGCAATCTGATACACATACGGCACTAGGTCGTCATTATCCCACTTCTTTTTATCTGAGATCGTCTGCAGACCCTCCCATGCTATATTGGAGGCGTTTATTAGAGCTTGCGGAACATTATTAGAGCTTATGAGAGTTTTATGAATGGATTGAATCAACCCCACTATATATTCAAAGTCAGCTGCGAATCCTACGACAACGGACAACTGGTCAAATTTCAATTGCCTTCTGGTCTTTAGCTGGGGTTGGTAATAGTATTTTTTGCCATTTATCATAAACCATGGCTTTGAAAGGTCAAAGAACTTTACCTTGAGGTTTTCAGGAAGATCCTTCTGTTTATCTTCTAGGGTTTTAATTGGGTTCATTCGAGTTTATCGATTATTAAGGTCATTATCATTGCTAAAAATATGGATAGAATTATGGTGATGATGGAATATGCAACGTAATCCCATCCGTGTTTATTTATGATTCCATTTATTAACAGCGTCCAAAGTGCCAGCTGCCCGGCAACGCATTTATGGCACCCAAACAATTTCCTAAAGATAGATCCTTTTTCCCAAAGACCTGGAATAAAATCGAATATCTCATCCGGCTCCTGCAACCTAGTGAATACTATTCCGGCTATAGCGAATATTAAACCTGCTTCATAATAGGTCATACTTTTCTCATTTTGACCACTATAATTCTTCCTGGTCTAACATAAGCTGAATTGAATTGAACATCCTGCCCATCTATACTAAACGCCTGCCTATCCAATGAAGCGGGTATAACCTCATGCTCATATCTTTGAACTACTCCATCCTCAACTATCTGCATCAACCAGGCAATCCTATCCGGGTGCTCATTGACGATATCTGGCAATGTAAATTCGGTAACCGTTACACGATCTTCTCCACCTACCAATACAAATTTTTGATAGTACCAAGGATCGATATAATCCATAGCTACCTCTGCGTAATCAATCTTCTCACATATACCTGAATTGGCGATTAATTGAACCTGACCAACCTGTGTAGTCACCACGCTTAATCCTGTCCCAATTTCGGCATACATTCCACTCGTCCATTGATACCAGGTGTAATTAACCGCATCGGGTGCATCAATAGCGGCCGCACTTAATGTGTAGCTGCTCGCCCCAGGAATTACACTCTCAATATAAGCCTTGAAGTTTGAGCACCCGTCTAAGAACAACGCATACACTCCCTTCTCGCACGCATCCAGACTAACATATCCATAATAAATACCTTCACCGTCAATAGTGATCGTATCTGTCGTATCAGTCAGCGCGCTGATGTTATTGTTTTCAATTTCCTTTTCCCATCGATATATTGGGGTGTCCGTTCCTGTATATCCTGAATAACTGACCGTTATCGTTCCATTCCCGTTGTCTGTCAAGGAAACATCAAATTCGCACTCAGTAACCGTTATGGCCAGTACGTTGCTCTCCAAGTTACAATCGTTATAATCTGATATCACCTTATAATCCCCGCTCAATGTTGGAAGGTAGGTACTTCCGCCTGTTTGAACAGAAATATACCCTGTTCCATCATCAAACCACCATTCGATATCTCCGGCCTTGCTCATATCCAGTACGAGATACCCGTTTGCGTCCTGGGTAATGGCCACTGTAAAATCGGTACATGGATCAACGATAGTGAAAATGTAGTTATCACTCTGGCATCCACCCTTGAACCCCGTTACCTCATATATCCCGTATTGATCCTGAAAGTCATATGAATCGGAATTATTGGATAATACTTGCCATCCATCACTTTCTGTTGCCCGGTATCTCCACCGGAATGATTCTGCCCCGGTTGCAGGTTCTCCTGTTGTGGTTACTGACATTACCGTCCCTGATTGGTTCCCAGCAATCGCATACGCAGAACAATCAATATCTGATCCCGGTGTTCCCTGGCTATCCTCATCACATCCCTCATAAGGTGCCCCATCAAACAAACTATCGCAGGTATCCGCGTATGAAACGGCGTTAGTCTTCAGTCTCATCTTCACGTTGACCATGAACCGATCAAGAGTTATCTTCTCTTGTGCATCTACTTCCAGGCGATCACATATAACCTTCTCGCCTGTAGCCGTATTTTCCAGCTCAAAATAAGTCATGCCCTGATATGCAGACAGCAGGGAAAAATGATAGGTATTAACGAGTGCGGGGAATATTAGCCACCGCTTTTGAATGTAAACAGATCTTATCCCGATACCGTAGCCATTTTCCAATTCCTCCTCATAAGTCTCGTTTTCAAAAGGCAGGAAGTCCCGGATATCCACAAACAAAGATCTAACATCGATCTGGTTGATGTTGTCATCGCATTCATCATCTACTAGTAGGGTGTAATTTGAGCATATCTTTCCGGAATCCTCATTGATGGTCAATTTGGAATCGGTCTTCACATCGGTATTCCCGAAATAGTTATTTATCTGATATGTCTCGTTCCAGCTCATTTATGATGTGTCGTTAATTTTAAATGATTGGCCGGGCAAGTTAGTTCAGCCTTATCGATTATTCCCCAGTTCAGCTGTGTTTTTGCGTAGTCCTCTACATTTATCGTCTGGATATCTGATAGCGGAATGCATATTGTGTTTTCAATTTCCCTGATCTCATAAGGATTATCAAAGTGCAGGATCTCGTCTTTAATCCAAACACCTTCAACTTTTGGACGCTTAAAAGTATGGTAATTCCTGATTAAGTAAGGCAAAGACTGCTGTTCGTTCAACCTAAAACGTCCGCTAAACTCACCGGGTGAAATATTGATTGTATTTTCAAATGTTGAAACGATTGATATCCCATCCAAATCAAACTTTCGATCTTCTTTTAATCCGTCAATATAGAGTGCTTCAATGTTGTTAGTCACCCCGGTAGCCGTATAATTTTCTTCCTCCGTCCCTTCACTAAGGCAGTTTTCGTATTTAATAAGGCCATAGTCGAAGTCCCCGAAATCATCCGTTACATCCATAAACCGCCATTGCTCCTTATCGGGCATTTTTGGAGTGAAGTAACTATAATCCCAATTCCCTTTTATCATTTCCGCATACCGTTCCTTCGTTAGATCAATTCGGTATGTTCGTTTGAAATAACTTTCATGTTCCAAGTAAAATGTTCCGTTGATATATCTCAGTTCTACAGCGTGCAATATCCTTATGTCCTCAAGCATCGATTTGAAAGTATATCCTTTTTCTTTTCTCTTATCGTATATATTGGTAGCCCGTTGTCCTTCGCGTCCTTCTTCGTTGTAATTAATGATCTCGCTTTTAGGAACAATGAAAAGCTCCTTCATCTCCGATCCTTCAGCAGCCCGATCATAATATTTATTATTAGGATTTGAACCGTCTGAATTGATACCGTAGAAATTTGATATTAGTGCTTCTCCACAAAATTCGGTTATTATATTTTCGATTATATCATTGAATGAATAGGCTCCTTCAATCCCATATTCAAACATGACCTCGGTTACCTTTTCGCCATCATCATTCAGATAGGTGTAGGTGACTGATGGCCTTGCCCACCCACCATTGTAAGCTACCCATCCATTCCCCGCAGGTTCTGGTCCTGATGCCACGAAGTCAAAAGCCCAAACGGTTTCAATCTCGTATTTCCATGCGTAAACTTCCGGCCCATTAAATACCGTATCTGAAATTCTTACTGGCCATGTCAGTCCTGGGGTTCCAACTGGTGTATCTCTTGGTCTGGCCGTTGGTACTGTTCCATCTCTTGCACCGTAGTTAACACCTTTGGGCTCCCCGGAATTATCGTATTCTGTAATTTTGATTGTGTTGCTAAACATCTCTGAAAACCCAGCAAAGGGACAGTCATCCGCTATTAGATTAACGGCCTGTGCTGGTATTCTCGGCGAAAGCCTCTGATTGGCATAAAAGGTCTTACGGCAGGTCTCTAATGTCCTAACGCCTCGATAAGCATCTATCCTTTCCGCCGTCCCATAATCAATCAGATTCAATCTTTCCCCCCATTTTTCGGTTATGCAAGTGTAAGGATTCAAGCTTTGAACATCAACCGTTGTTCTTTTTAGATCCGGGTTCCAATCACAGTTAGTGACCCTGAAATAACCGTCAAAGAAGTTAAATTGAACTCCTTTATCAAATCCGTCTACTGTCAGGAATATTTTTTCACATCTCCTTTTAGATCGTTCAAGAGTGTATAGTTTTGAAAAATCCAATGAATCGTTTTGAGTGCTGTCCTGAAATACCAATTTAGTTCCTAGATTCATAACCGGAAATCCATCTTCCAACTCCCAATTCCATTTTATTTCTGAATTTATAGGGGCAGCCACAAAGGTTTCCTCCGGAGTGGTAACGTTGAACCTGAACTGGTTCATAATCAATACTTCCCTACATGGCTCCATATCCCAAAGGTACTATTTAAGCATACTGTTTTTAATAATTAATTATTTCACCTATTATCACGCCATCACCCAATTAGACGGTATCGGCAAATCAACACCTTCAAGATCCGGCCGAAGTGATAATCCCATCTCGTTTGAAATATAGAAGTAGCGATGCCTGCAATTATATCCGCCCAAATCAATGAATGGATCATAAAGGTCTGTTTTGCCCTGAAATTCCCCGGCCGATTTATTCGTATAGCCTCCGTATTCATCCGCGCTGGTTCCAAACTTTGCGATCTCCGATATATGAAATACCTGATCATTCCTGACCTCGCAAAAGTCCCGTGTCCTTGCCATTATTCCACCTTGGTAATAGGCAAAGTGCATTTCTTCTTGTGATGCTACCTGCTTACCCATCACATTCTCCGTCTTGTCATAGATATTTGGCAGCTTTTTCATCACCTCCTTATCATAGTCACGCCCAACCCGTTCGATGGCTTTACGGAATACCCTTGTATCCAGTCCGTTTTCCACGCTATTTATCAGCACGGCTTTGATTCTAGACGTCCAGTTCCCCGGCTTCATTGCATCCAATATCCTTGATCCTGAAGAAACAGCTCTGGTTTCTGTGCTTACTCCAAGATATGTTTTGGTATAGTCACCAGCGGCCTGCAATGTTCCAGTTATATCTTTGGATGGGAATATCTTTGTGTAATACTTTTTGTTAAGATTTATGATATCATCCACGTCTCCGGCAACCTTTCCGGTAAAAGTCCTGCCTGCTGTTCCGTTGATCGCCTGTTCATATATTCGATCTATCCGGTTCATCAATGACAGATTTGCAATACTGTTATCTATCACTCCTCCAGTGGTTGACATTTCGGCTAATAACTGATTGATCAAGTCATTTACTAACCCTTCCCGAAATAGCTTTAATCGTTTCGCAAACTGCTTTTCCTTTTGCTCAACAAGATTTATCCGGCTTTTAAGAAAGGGTATTTTAGGCGCCATAATCGATAGGTTCAGTAATCAAGTTGCCTTTATATTCCTCCACTTTTTTACTGACGATATCCTTCTGCTTGTCATAGGTCAACAACCCAAATTCAGAATGCTCATTTAATATGTCCTCAAATATATCAGTGAAATTATAGTATAAGGTTTTCTTTGGATGATCTTCAGGCAATGAATCCAATAGGATAAACAGCTGACTTGTCGGTATGTCAATAAATGGCCTGAATGATTCTTTAGCCTTGTAATTTTCGAGGTAGGTAGGATCGTTCGTGGTAAGCTTCTTAACGATCTGAAAGTTGATACTTTGCAGGATCTCCGGTGCCAATTTTCCCTCCGGAATCGAAGCCACCAGGGTAATAAGTTCCTGAACGCTTTCCATATGAAAGTCTGATGGGTATTCAAAGCTATGTACCAATCCTTTGTTTATACCTGATGCTTTAGCTATGATCCTTATAATGAACTCATACATTTGGGAATCATGATCCGCATACGGTGCCAGTGTGTTGTATACGCTCCGCCAATTCAGTAGGTTTTCAGTAGCTGTGGTAGTTACTTCTGATCTCTCAAAAATGTTTTCATTAAATATAGTAGAAAGGCAGTCGCTCATAGCATCCTCTACTTCCAGTCTTTGCATCTCAACTGTTTGGTGATCTATCTGTGCATAGTAGACCAGACTTGACAACGGTTCCACGCGTATTTCCGGATCTGTTGGAAGCTTAATATAAACCACGTCCTGATCCGACGTGTGTATTTGCATTCCAGAACCTTGACAGCTCGGGCATTTTTTTGATCCACAAAAACCATCATCACACTCATAATCCACTCCGTCGATTTCCAAATGGTTATTACAAGGCATGGCGTAGATGAACTTTTGAAGGAACCCATGACAGGCAATCGATATATCCAAGGTTGAAGTTCTATTTATCAGCCTATCAAATCCCGTCTTTGAATAGTGGAGCGGGGAAATCTTGATAAAATCATTATACTCCTCGTCCTCAATATACCCGAATGGATAGGCCTGAACTTCATCCAATAGGTTTTCATAAACGGTATAGTCAGCGGATTTTGTTTCTTTGACTAATGTGTTCACTTCGCCTGGATCTTGCTCGTAGCGGTATTCGCCTATATCAGGGTACATTTTAATTGAATACCCGACTCCGTAAAGCGTATACACATAAACATCCTTTGGCTTTATGCTTGTTCTTGATATTGCCTTGACTGATTGCCGTACTATGACGTAATCCAATGTGCCATAATCATATTTAAAGTCCACCACGTCGACCCCGGCCACCACATAAGGGTAATAATTATTTTCCGCATCAAGCCCGTCATTGTGCCACTCCACTACCATCCACGCATTTGGATCATAAAATGCTTTCTTTGGCTGCATCTTATCAAGATATTCCCGGGCTGATATATTCCCGTAAAAATTGGAAGATTGATCTATGAGTGATTGTTTTTTGCCTATTGTTTCATCCCCGCCTGAATATTCGAGCACCTCACTTATGTCGTCAGTCCGGTGAACCTCATTGAATAGTGATCTGGCTTTATTCGCTACCCTCGGAGTTCTGGAATTATAAACTCTTATTCTCTGTTCCTTTTGTGCCTGTGTTTCACGATCCCTATAGGCTACGATCCAGTCATCTTGATACTTTCCTTTATTGATGCTTAGTAGCCATTTTTGGATGGCCTCTTTCTTCTCATAGTATAGGTGACGTTTGCCTAAAATAGCCACATCGAATATCCTGTCAATATAGTCCTGTAATTCCATGACCTAAAATTAGCTTTAATTTGCTGCCTTATAAATATTTAATTATTTATTGTGTTTAGAACATTTTCCTTTCACTTCCTGATTTAAGATCAAATATAGGCCTTTGTATCAACGCATCCAATATATCCGGTGATTCTCCCAGTATTTCCTTTATCAGTTTCTTTGGGTATATTTCCATCTTCCCATCACCATCTAGCTTGTAGCTTCTCAAACATTCCAGCTCCCTAATAATGTTTTCTCTAGGAATGTCAACGGTGGGTTCAATGTACATCCCTTCGTTTACTTGTTTTGAAAAATGATAGCTACATTGGCTCTTTAGATTTTTGTAGTTTTCTTTTTTTAGCGGCCGCCCTCCGTTGTGGAACGGTTTAGCTCCTTTTAGGTATCCCTTCAAATAAGCCCCCAGACCATCCGCATCGTAAGATATGTTTTGTTTTTGTACTTTGTATTTTCTTGCCACTGATTTCATTTCCTCGACCAAAGCATCTGATTCTATTTTCCCGTATATTTTCATGTGGATGATCCTCCAGCCTGACCAAACCACCAAAACAAATCTATCAGAACTAAATGCAATGTCTGCAGTAATATATCTGATTCCCGGTTCTACAAAGTCGTTTGTCCAGATTGAATCGATCGTTTCGTAAGATATAAGTTGGTCTATATCCTCAACTGCTTCTGCGAGATATAACTGTTTGAAGATCTTATCCGGCAAATCGGCCTTTGCCTGGTCGATCTCCTCCTTAGTTAATATCCCTTCTCTGACGGCATCCCAGGCAGTGATTTTGTAATATGCGTATTTCGGATCGGTCTTGGCTTTTTCCTTCAACTGATGCATCCAGTTTGATACGCCACCAAAGTTTCCTATTGCCTTGAATATTCCACCAGTTGATGTTATCGTTGTTCGGAGCGCATACCAGGCATCAACTTTTGACCTAGGAGCCTCATCAAACACTATTGAATAAACATCTTCACCAAACAAGTGATCCGCTTTGTCTGCTGATCTAAACCGGATCACCGCCCCGTTTGGACATTCAATTGTCAGATTGGTTTCATTGATCTTATAAAGCCCCGTTCTTTCAATCTTATGCTTTAATCTGCTGAATGCTATTTTTGATTGATCGTAAACCGGAGCCACCCACCAATGATTGTATCCGGGGTTATTCCACGGCTCGTGCGCCCTTTCAAAGATCCACCACACATGACAAAATGTTTTTCCGGATTTGGTACTTGCCTCTGTAAACGTAAACCTCGCATCATTGTACAGGATTGCCTCCTGATAATTTGCCAGCTTCGGCCTGTTAATGGTGATCTCAACCTCCTTTTGCATATCGCATGTTAACCTATGTCCTTATCCCCATCTCCGAAATTGATAGTTACTTTTGTTCCCACGCCTAAATCCAATTCCTGCCGCTCAATATATCCCCTGCCTTTCCCTTTGCACTTCAAATAGAATATGATGGCAGTCGTATTATCAGATTGAATCTGTCCAAATAATTTAGACTCAGCAAAATCCAAAGCCACGTTTGATAACTCATCCACAGCTTTATTAAATTCTGGATCGTTGTTGTAATAATCATAATACGTCACCCTGCTAAGACCTGCTTTTTTACAAGCAGTACTAACGACTCCCATTGAAGTTTCCAGTGCTTTTAGCAGTGCTTTTTTATTGTGTAAGGTTTTGATAGCCATAATTTATTCGTTAGACCAGAAGCTAAATTCTTCCGGTACGCTTTCTTTATCAAAGAAACTATCCAGTGATTTGTTCACTTTCCAAGAACTAGCCACGAACCCTTTGTCCATGAATCCAAATGTGTGATCAATAAATTCTTTGTAAAATTTGTATATTTCTGGATCATCGTCTATCTCAAAATTCTCGCACGTTCTGTTTGCGTTTAAGTTCATTGAAGTCCTGATACATATCTTCCAGTCGTCATTTGAGATCAATGTAAATTTTGCGTGTATTTCGGACGTTCTTATATTTTCCTTACCAAATAAATGCTCAAGCTGAACAGCGTATTTTTTTTGTCTGGTCACATAGGAATGATCTGTTATAATTGAGAATGTCTTTATTAAGCCTGTGTCCGCCATCCATTTAACTTGATTTGCATCTTTAATACCTGCGCTCCACGTTGTGCAAATCACATCAGCCGCCCCTGTCTTTTTTAATATCGCATGTATTAAGTCAATTAATGAAAATTGTCCTCTTGTTAATCCAATTATCCTACATCCCTTGTCTAAGGTTTTTATCGGTTGATCTGCTGAGCTTTTGAATACTCCTAATTCTGACTTTTTAAATCTAAAGTTCATGGTTTATATTTTGATTATTAATACCTTAATATACTAATAATTAGTCACTTATAGTAATATTTAAACGTTTTTTAATTTATATATTATCTCCATTACTTGTCATTTTGACTTTTCATTCCCGTATATTCCTGACCATTGATTTTAATTACCAGTGTTTCATCTAATTTTGACATCCTATCAATGATAACCTGATTAATGGCAGGTCTTTGAGGTTCTTACTAATCTTCATCGCAATCACATTTACACCTTCGTTCGTTTTGCAACTTTTGAGCCATCCGTAAATTCTCAATCATCCGTTTTTTAATGTCAGTTCTGGTCATGCTTCCAATTTAATACCGTTTGAAATTCTTCTTTATCCGTCATAGTTAATTTATTTTCATGATGGTTATTGTAGTCGACAAAAGCATCCACCCACTGGTTCATGATGCTATTTTCTTCGCCTATTAGGGTCATATTGCATGCAAGTTCAGATGCTTTGTTTATTGTGCTTTCTAGGGATTCGATCATATCGTTTGTTTCATAACCACCCCGCATTTCATTCAACCACTTTTCCGCATCAATTCCCTTCCAGTTAGGCGCTGCTTTTTCGATCAGTCCGTTCAGATATTTTTCATTATTCATCGCTTTTTCATGTACCTCCTTCAACATTTCCATGTGCTGTTTTTTATCCCCGTATTTTATGTGGCATGATCTACAAACGCAAATCAACTCCTCAAAGGTATATTCTTTCTTTGTTGATACCATTCCGCGTGCGACCAAATGGTGAATATCTTTTCCTTCCGCTCCGCAGACCTCACAAGGCACGAAACTGGTCTCATCAAACCCCATGCCACCCAAATAAATTTTGATGTGTTTTTTCATTTCAATAAATGCTTATAACTATTGATAGACCCCTTATGCGTCCGTTCCCATAGCCTGTACCCGTGAAAGACATAAAGCCCACGCATAAGACCAACTTTACCTCCGATCTTCTTCACGTCCTGATTAAATTTCATGTCAGCTTTAACGGTGTTTTCCTTGAACCCTCCGACATTGCACCATGTTTCCCACCGGAACATCATGAACATTCCAGCTATGCCTGGTGATTCTTCAACTTCAGCCCAATGATTATTTTCCTGACCCACTGCATCTTCGTAGTTTTCAAACATGTCGCATACGGTATCAAAAGTTCCCCATAGAAGTTGATGCTTCGCCCTCAAACGTCCGGTCATGCATCCGATTAATGCAAAGTCAGTTGTTCGTGCCACTTCAGCTACCTGCCTTCCCCATTCCGGTGTGAGGAATGCCACGTCTCCGTCCTTGATAACTATCCAGTCATCTGGTTCACATATTAATGAAACGATCGCTTCATT